CTAATTCTTTCGCATTTATCATTGGGTTGACTATTACGTTATGTTACGTTAAAAGTCAAGTCATGGGAGTACCTAAAAGATTAACCGAAATGCAGCAAAAGTTTGCCAACTTATTGATAATTAATGAGGGTAGAAAAAGTGCTTATGAGTGTGCTATTGAAGCAGGTTATGAAAAGGACCGGGCAAGAATTACAGCATCAGAATTACAGAACCCACAAAAATATCCACTGGTTGTAAAATACATTGGAGAGTTAAGAGAAGAGAATCAAAAAAAATACGGCATTGATTTTGATAGTCATATTACAGAATTAGGAAGACTCAGGGATGAAGCAAGAAAATCAAAAGCATGGTCCGCAGGTATAAATGCAGAAGTTGCTAGAGGTAAGGCAGGTGGTTTATATGTTGAGCAAAAAATGATTTTAACAGGTAAGATAGAGAGTACAAACAAAGAAGAGATGAGAAGAGAACTTGCCTCAATACTAAATGAATACTCACCCTTAATGGATGAAGGCAAAACAAGTAAGCCTTCTTCTAAAATGAAAAAAGTTAATTAAGTTTTTTTATAGATTCAATAACAGCAGTTGGGATTATAGTTGTGTTACCAATATTATCAAACGTAGGTTTGTCTTTTGTTTTAATGTAGTCTGTAAATATTCTAGTCACTCCATTTTTTTGACTAACAAGATAACCCTTTGATACACAGACAGGTAGTTTTTCTTTATTCAAAGATTTAGTATCTGACCAGCCAGCATCGCCTTCAATATCAAGCCACTCTATTTCAACAAATGGATATTTAGTAATATCATTACCCAAAGTTTTTAAATTTAGAGGTATAGTCTTTTTACTTTTGTTTTTTCTTTTTTTCTTCTTAGGCATAAGACTCATATAGCACTACCCCTATAGGTTTTCCAGAATTTTAAATGCAAAAATCAAATCCAAAGTATCCGCGCGGCCCCTATGCTCTAAAAACGTTGGTATTACTCACTGATCCCCTGACCCCCTGATCCCTTCTCTTTTTCTAAAGGGTTTTGCCTAATTTAACAATACCCAGAAACCTATAGGCAGGTGATGAACCGCATAAAACCTCACTTTTTAATTGTGGCAATGCTGCCTTATTTGGATAGTTTAGAATCATTATAGTATTTATCAACTCTCTCTAGAAATTTATGTTGATATGAGATAAATTCTTTACCTTTTACTTGAAACTTTTGGAAATAATTGTCTGGTGTACACATCAGTATGACACCTTGAGTAATTTCTGTATCATACACCTGATTGTGGGCCATAGCATATGCCCCCAGCTGCATAAAATAATCATCAATCCATTCTTTACGTTTTGGTTTATTAGATTGCTTGAAGTCAACTATAGAATCCTCGTAGTCATACACCCCAACAAGATCAGTTGCGCCTGCGTACAGACCCGGGTAATATAGGGTAACCTCACTGCCCCATATCTCAGACATGTCGCATAAACCCTTATTAATAATCACATCAGCCATAGCTTTTGCAACCTTACCCTCATCAGTTAGATCTAAATGACCTTGACCTAAAACATATTTCTCTAAATGATTGTGCATGTTAGTGCCCCTGCTGGCCGCTTGATCCCTGACTCTATCCGCTTGTAGCTCTCCGACCTTGGCCTGCCACCTGGCTAATGATGCTTTCTTCTCTTCAGATTGAGTAGCACCTAATATCGTAGTCACACTAGGTAATTTTTTACCTGTAATTTCGTAATGTCTTCTTCCCTCAATAGAGGTCCGCATAGATGCTGGGTACTCGAATTGTTTATTCCATTTAAAACTCAATTCCAATTACCAATCCTTTCTTACCTGACTTCTCAATAGCAGGAGTTATAAACCAATTATTTTTTTTATACCTTATCATAGGTACAACATTATTGTAAGTATAACCGGTTACAAGTCCTAACTCCCAACCATCTTTTTCTATACCAACGTACGCAGATATTTTATCTTCACTATTGTAGTAAACACCTGATATTAAAGAATCTTTTTGACACCTCGCATGCGGGTGAATACTGTTGTAGTCACCCTCTAAGCCTATATGCATAGAGAGTGCTAACATCAAAGAAAGACAGCTCACAATATAAGACCAAGAATCAATCCCGCACAAAAAACAATTTTATACGGATGATCAATCCAAAGTATCTCTAGCTTATGTCTTATTTCATTTATTATTTTCATATATTAATTTAGTGTATAATCTTTTTCAAAATCTCTATCTTTAGTAAATTGAATAAGATTCATCCTTTTATTTTTATCTCTTAAACCACTATTATAGATGTTATCAAATTGTAATATATAATCATCACTATTATTAGCAGCTAAAAGTTTAGCAGCTTTAGTTTTCAAAGCAGTTTTAAATCTTTGAAAGTCATATTTAGGATGTCTTTTCATAATAGAAAAGGCTCTAATGAAAGGTCTTTTAAAAGAATTTCCTTCATTAAAAACATTATTTATATAAGCCATTTGAACCATATGGTCATCAAAATTAGCAATACCTCCAGCTGGAATTTTAAAATTACCAAGTTTAAATTTATCGGTAATAGTTTTATGTGAAGTAGCTTTTCCCAATAATAAATAATGGGTTTCACACACTGGCAATCCATATTGTTGCATCTTAGATTTTACTATTTTGTAGTCTTGTTTATTCATGGTGCAATGGAAGTCTAAGAAATTATTTAAATTCCAATTCTTTCTTCCTGCATTGTATATGGCCATATCTAAGGCATCATCAGACTCTACGACAACGTAGTAAATATCTAAACCCAATTCTTTCCTGGCTTCAAATGTATGGTGTCCTTCTCTAATACGAAAAAAACCTTCTTTTTCTTGACATACAAAAATAGGTATTTTTAAATCTCTTGCAGCAATTGATTTCTTAATAGCTTTTACATGCGCAGGATCTATGTTTCTATTCCCTTTTGTTTTTCTAAATTGAGAGTAGTTTTTTGTTATAAACTCTCGGTCTGCTTTTTTATCGTGGTTTCTCATCTTTATCCTTTTGTTATTGTTGTTATTGCTTTCGTGCGTCCCTTATAGTCCCTAATTTGTTTGATGTCAATCATTAATATTCTTAATGTTTTTATACTCATCAAAGTTAACTATATTATCTCTACCTATTGTAGAGTAATGCTCTATCACTTGCTGTATCTTATCTAGTTTTACATGTGCAAACGGCCATAGAATGCAACAGACATGATATGCATCTCTAAATACACAACGCCATCTATACTGCATTTTGTGTCCATTCTTACGTGGTTTTTTATTAAGCGTGCCGCAACCTACAACTTCAGTAAGCCATACTAAAACACTGCGATCAGTCATTGCAATCTCCATAGAAATACGCCAGCAATTGTATTTCTTAACTTGATTGCCTCTCTTCTTACGTTCATAGTATTTTTTATAAGTAATGGTCCCTTCACCATCAAACAAACCAGCAATGTATGCTGCATCTGCTTCTCTCATTGTTTTGCTTTCTGTTGTGCAATCCAAATTGCTTCTTCTACTTTATTTTTAAAACCTCTAGGCACTCTATGTTTTTCTTTCTGTATAACTTTTTTGCCTCCGGTGTGNGAGAACTCATGCTGGTCCCTTGACGCATGATCCTGGTCTCTTATCTCTACGTCAACGCCTTCTTCATTAGCTTCTGTCCAGTGTTTATTTTTAGTTATTCTTCTCACTGTGTAGGTTTTAGTATTTTATATTTTTCAAAGTATTCATCATATTCTTTATCTTTTACTTCTCCCTCAGAATTACACACAACACACTGCATGACATCATCNTTTTTGTTAACGGACTCTTTTACCCTGATGAATCCGTTGCCAAAACAATTAGGACAGATCTTTTTTTGATTTGTCATCTTTATTTTCTGTATTTTTTACTAATTTTAATGAAGCTAACGTTGCAATTATACTTGCTACTTCTCCATATGGTCTAGACCATAAATAAGATAAGATTTGTTTTCTATTTTCTTCTGTTAAATTAAACATTATTTATTCTCCTTTATTTTGCCATTCATCTTTTTTGCTTTTTCGTTTGTAATAGANTCTACTGTTTTTGAGATAGAGAGCTTTGCATCCGGTAACAATACCTTCGACAACTTCTCTAAAGTAGAGTATGTTTCATGTGTTAATGAAACGTTCCTATATTTAGTTATATCAGTCATAATTTTCTTTCATTAGTTATTTGATTTATTATGTAGGATAATTTTAATGGATTGTCAATGATAAAATATATTTTAATAATGTTGATTTGTAGCCATGTTCCTGGCAATGATTGTAAACCCATGCCTACACTGATAAAAGAATTTGATACCTACCATGAGTGCGCTATATATGGATATAATTTTTCTGCTGCATTACTAACAGACATGAGTCCAGATTTTATCGATACCTATGAAGCGTTTACTATGTTTGATTGTAGAAAAAGTTCTACTACTTAATTACAAACACAACCAAAAAATGTTTTATTATCGCCTGTAAATTTTTCTCGAAGTATATCACACAAACTAAAACAATCTACAGTTTCTGGTCTTACTGCACCTTCAAACATTATTTTTGTTACAGGATACAAATAATATAAACCATCTTGTAAAACTATTATGTCCATTATCCAAAAATATTTATGATATGATTTTTTTTCTTTTTTTTATAATCTACAGATTTTTCACCATGGCTCGTACCCAGCTTTATTATTTTACTAAGGTTAGGTGCTACTAGTTCTACTTCAACACCATATCTTTTCCATGCTTTTTTCATTAAATTTAACTCCAATACAAAGGTAGACCACTGGCTTTGTGATGTACCTTTTACTTTTAATGAAATTGTTTTCATTTTTTTAACCTTTTCCTTTCATCATACTACCATCTTCCATTATGTTACTATTACAACTTCTCCCATGAATTTTTTTAAATTCATTATTATTGTATTCATAATCTCTACCCATCTGCAGTAAATTTTTTATTAGTCTTTTATTTTTACCATCCAGTATATCTACAATATCTTTGACACTTATAGTCATTTTATAAGAATCTAATTGTCTTCCTCTGTTCCATTTCATTTTTTTAACCTTCTCATTTCTTCATACATTTTTTGTAGTTTAAACACATTACAGTTGGCTACAAAGTCTTTTACTTCTTCTCGCATTTCTTTTTGTTCTGCATGTACTTTTGATTTATTTTCTTGTTGAACTAAATCAATGCCCCATCTAGTTTGATCTGTCATTGACTTCCATATCCTCAGTTAAAAGTAAAGGTTCTTCGTTAACATTAAAGAATGTGCTGTCTACTTCCTGCAAATGGAAAGTTTTTTCAACACCATTTTTTTCTTCACTGTGTACAGTTTCTAATGCAACTAAAAATCTAGTAGCATCTTTTAAGTTATCAAACATCTTACCTTTTGAAATTTCATATTTATCTCCGTAAGACCATTGTACTCGTTCTATTATAAAGTATTTATTATTCATATTATTCTCCTGTATTTATTGTTTTTTTATGGGCAGTTATTATAATGGTTCATACCCAGGAACGCAAATCAGTATAGGATATCTAGGGACTATTGTCAACCCTTACCTTGGCCCTTGTATCTTTTTGTACGTTTTTGACGTTTTTCCTGTTTATTTAAACATTTTTTGTGTTTACGAGGACCTCTTTTTTTAGGTTTATCCCTAGGTGTAAAATATTTAAAACTTTGTTTAGCCATTGTCCTTTACTTCGTCATACTCTTGTAATTGTATGGGTAGATAACTTATTTTACCATTTACTTTCT